AGTTGCAAGTTCTGCATCAGTTGGAGATGCCCCACCATTTGCAGTGTCCCACGCGTAACCCTTCACGTTTACACCAAATGTGTAGTCAGTGTGAGAGATTAGTTCAGCTCTATCTTTAGATAGATCTTCACCGAGAGTATTAACAACATCAGAACCATTACTAATAACGATACCACCGCTTGTAAGTCCGAGAACTCTATAGTCAGTAGTTGAGTTAGTTAGTGCGGGAGCATCAGTAACAACAGAGCGTTTCCCTTGAATGTCGATAACCTGTACGTTACCAGCAGTAAAGAGAGTCTCAGTGTTAGTGAGTGCCTGACTGATTAACTGGTGATATACTGCACCGTTCATCACGTTCGCAACAATCATCTGTGAGGCATCGCCAAATTTAGCGTATGTGTCATTTAGTGCAGACTGAGTTACAACAGCATTAGTCCCTGCTGTGATGTTATTAGTTACACTTGCATTGTTCGCAAATCCTGCTGTTGCGGAAGCGATACCAGTGTTCAGCATATCCTGAAAGATACCTTCTGAAACGCCACGAGAAATAACCTCGATACCTTCAGCAGGATTTTTTAAAAGATATGTCATTTGAGAAGGCTCGAAAACCATCTTATACGCACCAGCAACTTTAACTCCAACACCTTCGAGCTGTGCAAGATCGGTTCCAGCCTTAGCACTGTTAGTACTTTTACGATCTACTCTATAACCAGCAGATGCAAAGTTGTCATAAATAGCGTTCTTAATAAAGTCACCTTCAAAGCCACTCATTGACATTTGGATAGCACCATTAGACGCACTATTAAAAGCCTCAAGCATTTGCGGAATAGTTTCCAGCACACTTGATTGTATTTCTCTACTATATACTTTCATATCTGACAAAGCCATGATATATTCCTTTTATTTACGCTAAACCTTGAGCTTCAAGTCTTGCTTGTATCGCCTGAGTTCTTGCTTTCGCATCTTTCGGGTCGATATTACCTAGGTTAGCAGTATTATTATTATAAGTAGCCCCAGTAGTTCCAGAGCCACCCTTGTGTACTGTGTCGGTTAAAAATGGGCTTTGTTCAGCAATTGATTTAGCAAAAGCACCGAAATCCTCTACATTACTAAGCTGTGACATATTAGCATTAATAGCCATATCCTGAGCACTAGGGTCAGTGATACGGTTTTTAGCTAATGCCTCTCTAGCTTGTGACTTCAGAGAGTTTAGCGTATTAGTCGCCTCTGCTTCCTGTAGTTTAGTAGTGTAGTCATTCAGTTGAGTTGTAAGCGTTGAGAGTTGTTCCTTCACGCTAGCATTTTCTAAGTCTTTGCTTGATGCAGTTTTTTCAAAAGAGTCAATCTTCGTTTTATACCCTGTTAATGTCTCAGAGATTTTACCTACTAAGTCATTCGCTGGGGTATTTTCCTCAAGTCCAAGAGCTCTAGCAATCTCTTGCTTAGTGTTCCTGAGCTTAATTTCATTTTCAACTGCTGTTTCTTTTTTTCCAGATAAAGTTGTAAACTCGGCCTCAAGCTGAGTTAATGCGGATGTAAAATCCTCATTGTCTTTAAACTTCTCTTTCATTTGTCCAAAATCCATAATTTTCCTTTATTGTTGACATCTAGTCAGTAAGTGCATCAAGCACATATAATCAATTTAGAATTGTATAGATTTGGCATTTAAGCGAATCATTCAAACTGTATTCAGATAGTGATTTTTATTACACAATTACGCTAATATTGTTATATTGTGTTTAGAGTAATCACAGAAAAGGAACGTATGTCATATAGTGTAAGTAGGAAAACCAAAAATACAAAAATGGCTGAGGTCATGACAGAGGAGGATGGCGGTGGCTTATCCAGTTTCCTAACGAGACTGGTTAAGCGAGAATGGAAAAGGCGCTTAGCTCTTGGAGAGGTTACTGAGTCTGATTTAGGCGAGTGGGGTAACGTATGACGTATGAACTTGTATGTACAGATTGCCTTAAAGAATTAACCCTAGACATATCCCTCAAACAATACGAAGATGGAAAGCCGTTTAATTGTAAAGGGTGTGGAGGCGAGCTACAGAGAGACTATAGGACGCCAGTAGGGATTAAAACAACATCTTCACCGAGTAGGTATTAAATGAACCCACTAGAATCAATACTAAGAAAACTGGGCTTCAAGGTAGAGAAGCATATACATGAGGTAGACACGAGCGAGTTCAGCGAGGCAATGGATGAGTATGTAGGTCGATTCGCTATGAATACAAAGCAATTCGTACCCAAATACGGATTTATTGACTGCGATATAGTTGATATGTGTGATGGGATTATAGAAGAAGTTTGGGGGGAATTGACGTGAAAGAGTATGAATTTACAATGGAATTAAAAGGCTTCAAATGGGGCGATGAATTAGATTCACACCTAAATCAACTAGAGATAGAAAGACAAAATAAACTAATAGATGATAGGATTAAAAATATGTGTCATTGTTGCGGTAACACGCCTACAGTTAATCAATTCGGGAGTTAATATGAATATAGATACAGCTTTTCAGATTGGCGACAGCGTTTACTACTCTGATTATTGTTCTGACTCAAACAGCGAGGAAGTTTCTGGAAAACACAAGATAAAGGCAATCATTATGGTTGCGAGCGGTAGCAATAAGGCAACGGTTGAGTATGTGCTTAGTGACAAATCCAGAATACCAGAACATAAAATATCTAACACTCTACTGGGGTGTATAGAGATAAGGGATAATACACGGAAACATTTATCAAGGTTGTTTGATGCTATACGGTAAAGACCACAAAAGGCTAATGGAAGTTAAGCGGGTATTGGAAGTGTTTGAGGAGGTGTGGTTGTGAGTAGTGGAGTTTATTGGGTGAAGAGTCCAGACTGGGACGAGCCTATTTTGGCATTGCTAAATGATGATGAGTGGCATTTTTTCGGATGTGAAGAGACTGAGCCTTTTATATCGTTCGATGTAGTTTCAAAAGTTGAGTATAATCATGGCGCATAAATCAATGAACCTAGATGACTTTACTCACGAATTTATAGAGTTATGCTTCAGGAATGTAGAGAGAGCTAGAAGAGAACTCAAGAAAGATAAGGTAGATTTGGAGATGGTTGATAGTCTACTTGCTTTATCGGAACATATTTATGCGCCATTTAATCACTCTGAATAATCACTTAATAAATCGCCCGCACCTCTGAGATTCTTAGGGGTTTCGGGTTGTATATATGTTTTCCCTGTACCCTTTCTCTCACTCTTTGCGTTCTGCTTGTCTATCTCAACCTGTAGCTTATTTTTAAACTTATCATTTGACCACTTCTCAGGACGTTTAAGTGTACGCTTATATTCAGCTCTACACGAACAGTTAGGATGATGTATCGAAATTGTTGCATTACCAACAGGAACATAGCCTAGATTCTCAGTAGCTACACAGTAATTACACGGATTAGAGCCTTGAGTTACATTCTTTACATATTGAGTATCTGGATTCTGCATAGCTTCGTGATTTCTCTGTACCGCAAGACTCCGCATAGATTCCGACTTAGCGAGCCTTAAAGCGTGGTATTTAGTTTTACGCTCCATCGCATAATAAACAGCCTTATCAACATTCTTACCGCTCTCTAGTGCATCCATTAACCGCAAATAATCAGCTCGTAACCCTGCGGTCTTAATTCTTTTCGCTTGAGTTCTGACTGCCGATATTTGCTTAGTGGTTAATTTCTGTCCTGCTAGGGAGGCGCTTTTGAGTTCATCAATGTATTTCGGTAGCTCTCTTGTAAAACCTTTGATCGTATCTTGCCCGATATTACCTACAATCTGGGCTATCGTTTTGCCTTCTTTAAGAGCTGTTCTGAGTACTTTCTTTTGGTCACGCACTATCTTAATGCTATTCTGTCTTATGCGTGTAGACAGGATTATCTTATCATCAAATAGAGACTTCTGCCAAAGGTACTCGCCCCAATTCTTTTTGGTACTGGCTGGTTGAAGGTGAACGTATGACGATGCCACAATAGTCTTAACCGTACCAGCTTTGAACGCCTCTATGAAATTGGTTGACTTTAGAGCTTTCTCGTACTCTTTATTAAGCAACCTTTGAGCCTCTCTGAGCTTTATATCGTTATTGACTATAAGAGCCTTGAGAGTATCATTAACCTCATTATACAGCTTACGAGTGAGTTTGGTTATCTCATCATCGTATCTGTTTAGGTTGTTTTTGGCATCTCTATAACTAGGCATTATTCCTCAATTACAGGTGGTTCTTCGAAGGCATCGTTTTGTTCTTCACTCTGACTCTGTTCCTGTATCTTTTTAAGGTCATCCGCTCTCTGTGGATCTGATGAGTATACTATATCAATCATATCTGCACCGATTGCATATATAACATCTTGAGTCATAGCCCCAGAATCAATAAGCCCCTGTAACGGTTCAATCTCGTCTGATTTAGTGAGTGATTCATAGTCTTTGATATAGAGTACAGTGTATTCTTCATTAAATTCTATGTAATTCTTTAGAGCTACATTAACGAGCCAGTGTTCATTTTCCTCTAATCGCTTTGCATCCTGTTTCTGTTGCTGTATACGTGTTTTATCGGCTTCCTTACGAGCCTCACCTGAGGCCATTACAGATATATGCAACACGCTGTTCATGTTACTATTAAGCTGTTGAACCATGCGTTCAACTTCTTTTATCATCGTCTCAAGATGTGCTACTGGTGGAGCTACATAAGCAGGAGCATTCACACCTTCGCCCATATACATAAAAGTTGAACTGTTTGATAGGTCTACATCATTCGGTATCTTTCCATTGATAGCCAGAAAAGCGAAGCAATTCTTAAAGAATGAATCATTGAACCATGATGTAGTATTGTAAATCGCTCTAGCTATTGAGAACTCACCGATATATTTACTCTGGGCAATTCGGCTTGAATCGTACCTAGTATTATCCTCAACAAGATCAACAGGGTACGAATCGAGAAATTTCTCATCTGTTACAGTTTCATCATCATACTTGAATGTAACATATCTGCCGTCAATAGTTTTCATCCACACTCTGAGTGCATCATCCGAGTCGGCGGTGTTTCCGTTACGTGTATCAATGCTCTCAGGGTACGCCAAAAGATCGAGTGAGCCACCATTGTCAATATTATACCCGTATGCTTCCAAGGGTGTTACAATATAAGCCCATTTACGGAATTCATCAGATGTATCATCTGCACCGCTTTCGGGTACAATAGATGAACCATCAAGAATCTCGAATACTGAGCCGTACAATTTAGCATTGGTAAGTTTCCGCTTCTGGTATTCGCTCATTGACTCACCACGCCTGAGAGTAGGCTGTTTGATGAAAGTCTCATTTACTACAGTATTCTCAATCTTTCTAACTTGCTCTTTTGCGAATATTGCACCTACTTTAGCGTCAATATTAGGACCAAATATATTCTCATAGTGCGCTCTGTTCTTGCGATTCTGGTAAAAGTTTGGGATTACATTACCAGCAGAGTCTACTCCACCCTCACTCTCTCTAGGGAATTTCTCAAGGTAAGACCCATTCTTAAACCCACCCTCACCATAATACATATCTTTAAGACCTTGATAGTCTCTTGTTTCCTGTGACGTTTTGGTCTTGATCGGGTACTCAACACCTTCAAATACTATCTTATCTATATTCATTACATTAATCCTGTTAAGTTACCTGTTTTTGGTGGTGGTGCTAATTCAAAATACATTCTCATCATAAAAGGGTCGCTGTAATCCGTTGAACGCCCTGTCATTTCTTTAATCTTATCTTTCGGAATAACTCGGAGCTTCTCGTCCTTATCACTATTCCAGTCTCTAATCTGTTCTAGATCTTCTATTAATTTAGCTTTATATTCTGAATCTGTAAATTTCACCGAAATCTCACCAGAATTAACCTTTTTAGCTATCTCAAAGTAACACTGGCTCTTTAAATTGGCATAATTTGTCTTTTGCCTAGCCTTAGAGTTGTTGACGAATCCCGAATAATTACCGAAATCTACCAATCCACCACCGACACCATCCTCATCTACTACGATATTATGGTGCTGAACTCGGTATTCTCTCGCTAATTTCTTGAGCATATCATCAGTGTAGTCAAGTGGCTTCTTACCGTATGCAAGAGCGTGAACCAATTGCCACCCATCCCAAACGTAGATAACAGTTTCATCTTCACCCAGTCGAGCTATATCGGCTGTAATATATCTTGTTCCAGCTTCTGTATATTCATTGCTAAACATTGATACAATAGATTCGTAGTTAAATATCTTTGTAGGGTCGCTATCATATTCCCAGTTACCGAGTAAAAGCCTCTGTTTGCTGTTCTCATCCAGTTTTTTAAGGTTCTCGATATAGTGGGGGGATAGATTCGGGTTGTCCATTGCAAGAGCCTGTATGAACATTCTATACGGCTTAATTGTATTGTCTCTATGAGGTTTATAGAACTCATTATACACCCACCCTTTATCGGGGTTGCAACTCATTAGTGTTGTTGGCGTAAGATCATATTTTGTGAGACTATAACGTATACGAGAACTCACTATCTGTACAGCCTTATGAGTCATTTGATTAACTTCGTCAAGAAATGCGCCAGTAATCTCTAATGAGCCCAATGAGTCAAAATTTGGGTCAGATGGGTAAAGGAATAAATCCTTGAGTAGTACCTTTGCACCATTATCGAAGTCTATCTCACCAGATTGAGCGTTATAGGTATAATCTTTCCCTGCGCTCATTCCCAGAATCTTAGCTACCTCAAAGAACGTCATTAGTGTAGTCTGCTTTAACGCCTTGAGTTTAGATCGACCTAACAGCCACCTAGTGTCTGGATATTTGAGGCAATTGATAATCACCCATAAACAACCTAGGAAACTCTTGGCGCCCCCAGCACCTCCGCCAAATAGTACTTCTGTGATCTCTGGTCGTTCTAGTGCATCTAAGGCAATAGTTTGCTTTTTTGTGAGCGTTATATCACTCATAGGTTTTGGTAATATTGATCTTTAGTGCGTTATCATCAGCATTGCCCAGCTCTATACTCTGCTTTGCTTTACCATAAGTTCTATCAAGTAGCTCTTTGATTGCTTGAATATCACCACCCTGAGCCATTGACTCAAGAACTTCCATGATGTTATCTAATGAGCCGTTAGCCTCGATTCTCTCTCTGAATATAGCGTCTAGTGAACGTCTTTTGCTCTTCTTTCCAGCTTCTGATGCTCTATTATCATCTTTTGTGAACGGTTTAGGCATAGAAAACACCTAAACTCAACGTTATTTCAACGTTATTTACTTTTTTCATCTCATACCTCAAGTACAATGTTTTGCCCATCAAGAGCGGTTTCACAGGCATCAAGCCTATACCTAAAATATACTAAATTAACCGAGATAAGTGTAAAAAATGAGTGGGGTGGTCGACTTCACCCCATGGAGGCAACTCTCTGGTCCGCCCGATTAAAATCTATTAAATGGCGTGTTTGCGCTTATTTCCACTTTACTCATAGTTAAATATACGTTATTCGCACTCAATCAGCCTCTCGATATGATACTTTTCACTCAGGGTGTTTTCAATCTTAACCGATCCCAGTTTGCCGTATTTATCCCCAAATAGAAAGGTAATTATATACCCATCACCCATAAGCCTGTCGCCATCCCTAATTGTAACTATGGCTGGCCCCCAGTTGGTCATATCGTTACCGACATATATTATATGATCATCGGTACAAAACTCCATGCTCTCCCAATCTGGTGAGGTTGCTATATCATTGCTACATCCGATTAGTAGCATTAGTGTTGTTAGTATTATGTATTTCATTTTTTACTCCTTTCAATATTACAGTGTATTATCATTAAAGCGATATTAGCCACATCGCCAGCTT